AGTGGTTGAACTTTATTATAAAGAAACACTTGACCCTGATGGAAGAGGACATCGAAATCTAATTAAAATGATGATGGAAGATGGATTTTTTAAGTTCTTACCGAAAGGAGATGACGCTTGGGTTAATTTCTTAAAACCCTTTTTAAAACTTACAAGAAAAGAAAAACACAATTTTAAAACAAAAAAGTAAAACACAATGAGAGAGCAAGACATTACCAAATTGGAGTTCTTAATGATGGTTAACGACAACATCATAGTTCAAAGATACTTCAATGTTAGAGATTACAATCCTGATGCAAGAAATTCAGTTGATTTCAAAGAGTATATGGATGATTTAATCCATAACTTGAATTATCAACTTAAGATGAAAGCTGTGAGTTATTTGTTGGAGAATCAATATGATATCACAAACAAACCTGACATCCTTAATACCTCCTATGTAGATGGCCCTGAGTACTTTAACATTTATTTAAAACAAGGGGACAAGTTACTTTGTCATAGAAGATTTGACGCTAAAATCTACCCTCCAAAGATTAGATACACAGTTGACATCAGACAAACAATCAAAGGAATTTTATCAGAATTAACTAGTTTATTTTCAGCAAGAGACCTTTCTTTTGATTATCTTGGACTTAATACAAGAGTGTAATATTTATTCATACAACAAATTTAAACTATGTCATCTAACAAAAATTTTGATTATTTAGGGAGCTCATTTCAGATACAACTACTTAATCAAATTGTGGTAGATAGTACCTTTTCAAGGTCAATAATTGATGTAATAGAACCTAATTATTTCGAAAACAAATACTTCAAACTCATCATACAGATGATTAAAGAGTATAATCAAAAGTGGGACTCAGTGCCCACTTTTGACACATTGGAACAAATCACAAAATCTGAGTTTCAACAAGAACAAATTGCTAAAGTAGTAATTGACACACTTAAGAAAATTAAGGATGCACCTATCTCTGGTGGGGATTTCGTTCAAGAGAAAGCGTTAAAGTTCTGTAAACAACAAGAGTTACAAAAGGCTATCACAAAAGCACAAAAAGTAATTGATGGGGGTGAGTTCGAAAACTACGATACCCTTGAGGAAATGATTAGAGATGCCCTACAAGTGGGTATCAATGAAAACGGAATGTTGAGTGTATTCTCAAACTTGGATGATGTACTAAACGAAGATTTTAGACACCCAATTCCTATGGGTATTGGTGGTATCGATAGATTATTAAAAGGTGGTTTAGCTAAGGGTGAGATTGGTGTTGTGTTAGCACCAACAGGTGTGGGTAAATCAACATTCTTGACCAAGATTGCCAACCACGGATTTAACTTGGGTTATAATATTCTTCAAATATTTTTTGAAGATAATCCCAAGGTTATTCAAAGAAAACATTTTACATTGTGGACTAAAATCCATCCAGATGATATGTCTAATAAGAAGGAAGAAGTAATGACAAGAGTTAAGGAGATTGAACAAAAAATGGAAAATCAACTTATCTTGGAAAAACTTCCCTCTGATACAATGACAATGACACAAATCAAAAATCTTGTAAGAAAAAAGATTGCTGATGGATGTAAAATTGATATGATTTTATTAGATTACATCGATTGTGTTGTACCTGAGAAAAACTTGGGTGATGAATGGAAATCGGAGGGTTCAGTTATGAGAGCATTTGAAGCAATGTGTCACGAATTGAACTTGGTAGGATGGACAGCAACACAAGGTAATAGAAGTTCTATTTCTGCTGAAGTTGTAACAACAGACCAAATGGGTGGTTCTATTAAGAAAGCTCAGGTGGGTCATGTGATTATATCAGTGGCAAAAACATTACAACAAAAAGAAATGAAGTTAGCAACAATTGCGATTACAAAATCAAGAATTGGTGATGATGGTATTATCTTTGAAAATTGTAAGTTTGATAATGGGATGTTGGACATCGATACAGAATCTTCGGTAACATTCTTGGGACACGAAGAACAAAAAGAAGAAAACAATAGACAAAGAATTAAAGATTTATTAGAAAAAAGAAAACAAAGAGAAAACACAAATTAATTATGACAGAAAAAATATTAACAGAAAATCCCAATCGTTTTGTGATTTTCCCAATCCAATACCACGACATTTGGGAATACTACAAACAACATCAGGCTGCGTTTTGGACAGCTGAAGAAGTTGATTTAAGTGGAGACATTAGGGATTGGCAGAACTTATCAGAGAATGAACAATACTTTGTTAAAAATGTATTATCATTCTTTGCAGCATCTGATGGGATTGTCAATGAGAACTTGGCTGAAAACTTTTATAGAGAAGTGCAATATCCTGAAGCAAAATTTTTCTATGGATTTCAATTGATGATGGAAAATATCCATTCACTAATGTATTCTTTGTTAATTGATACTTATATATCCAATCCTGAAGAAAAAGATGAATGTTTCAATGCAATCGATAGATTACCCGCAGTTCAGAAGAAAGCCAAGTGGGCATTAAATTGGATTGAAAAAGCATCCTTCCAAGAAAGATTGGTAGCTTTTGCTGCGGTAGAAGGTATATTCTTTTCAGGTTCATTCTGTTCTATCTTTTGGTTGAAATCAAGAGGAATTATGCAAGGACTTTGTAATGCTAACTCCTTGATTTTCAAAGATGAAAACCTACATTGTGATTTCGCAATTCACTTATTGAACAACCATATTGAAAACAAACCAAGTGAAAAAAGAATAAAAGAAATATTACTTTCAGCATTGGAAATTGAAAAAGAGTTTATTACAGAATCACTACCAGTATCTTTAATCGGTATGAACTCCAATCTTATGAAACAATATTTGGAGTTTGTTGTTGATGGTTTACTGGTTAAGTTGGGATGTAGTAAACATTTCAATGTAGAACAACCATTCAAGTTTATGGAACAAATTGCCGTTGAAACAAAAGGTAACTTCTTTGAATCAAGAACGGTTGAGTATCAAAAAGCAAAACTTAACGAAACAATTTCATTCACAGACGATTTTTAAAATTAAACTATGTCATTAAGAATTCAAAAAAGGGATGGGGATGTTGTATCCTTTAACCCCACCAAAATACAAAACAGAATAAAAAAAGCGAGTAAGAACTTAAATGTAAACTCTGACCAGATTTTTATTAAGGTTATTACTTCCGTACCAACAGAAGGTGTCATATCAACAAAACAACTTGATAAGTTGATTTATGAAATTGCTGCATCATATACAGGTAGCCACCACGATTATTCGAGGTTGGCATCTTCTGTTGCAATATCTTCATATCACAAAGAAACAAATGAGAGTTTTAGTGAAACAATGAAGTCGTTGGCCGACCTTGGTATTGTAAATCAAGAGTTAATCAATATGATTGATTCCTATGGTGATTTAAATATTGATGAAGTAATCAATCACGAAAACGATTATAACTTTGATTACTTTGCTTGGCGTTCCTTATTTGAAATGTATTTGTTAAAAACACCTGAAGGTGTAACTGTGGAAAGACCCCAACATATGTATATGAGGGTTGCACTATGGGTAACAAAATCATTTGATGAAGCTGTAGAATACTACAAGTCATTATCAAATCAATTAATATCCCCTGCAACACCAATTATGATTAATGCGGGTACAAAGATTCCTCAATTGGCATCTTGTGTTCTACATTATAACAATGATGACTCAAGAGAGGGATTGTTGGCCACGATGAATGACATTTCTACTTATTCTGCCGATGCTGCAGGTATTGGGCTTTGTATGTCAAATATTAGAAGTAAGGAGAGTAGATTAAGCACATCTGGTGGTTTTGCTGGAGGTTTGTTAAAATATCTTAAAATAGCAAATGAATCATTAAGATTCTTTAACCAACAAGGTAGAAGACCAGGTTCTGCCGCAATTTATCTTGAACCTTGGCATAAAGATATCTTTGACTTGTTGGACATTAAAAAGAATACAGGTGCAGAAGAACTAAGAGCAAGGGATTTGTTCACAGCTTTGTGGATTCCTGATAATTTTATGAGAGCCGTAAAAGAGGGTGGTGATTGGTATTTGTTCTGTCCTAATGATATTAAGAAAGCTGGTTTAAAACCATTACAAGAATGTTTTGGTACAGAATACGAAAGTGTTTATGAACAAGCGGTAAATCTAGGTTTAGGTAAAAAAGTAAAAGCAACAGATGTTTGGACTAAGGTAATTGAATCTCAAATTGAGACTGGTGTACCTTACCTTTGTTCTAAAGATAATGCTAACAACAAAACTAATCATCAGAACATTGGGGTTATTAAACAATCAAATCTTTGTAACGAGATTTACCAATTTACTGACGAGAAAACTACAGCAATATGTACACTATCTTCAATGGTATTGAAAAACTTTGTAAAAGATGGTGAGTTTGATTTTCAACTTCTTTATGAAGAAACAAGAAAGGTTGTAAGAGCTTTAAACAAAGTTGTTGATATTAATAACTACTCAACAGCAAAAGGTGAAAAAGGTGGTAGAGAACAAAGAGCTATTGCTATAGGAACTCAAGGTTTAGCTGATGTGTTTTATCTTATGGATTATGAGTTTACTTCACCTGAAGCAAAAAAATTAAACAAAGAAATTTTTGAAACAATTTATTTTGCTGCAATCACCGAAAGTAATAGGTTGGTAATTGATGGTGATTATAGTAAATATGTCCATTTTGATGGTTCACCAATGTCACAAGGTCAATTCCAATTTGATATGTGGGGATTAACAGAATCTGATTTATCAGGTAGATGGCCTTGGGAAGTATTAAAGTCAAATGTTAAACAATATGGTATTTGTAATTCATTGTTTACTGCTCAAATGCCTGTAGCAAGTTCTGCTAAGATTACTGGTTCATATGAAATGACAGAACCCGCTCACTCAGCAATCTTCAACAGACGAGTAGTTGGTGGTGAAATCATGATTGTAAATAAGTATCTTATTAATGACTTTGAGAAACTTGGTATTTGGGGTGAAGATTTGAAAAATGAAATTATATACAATGAAGGCTCAATTCAAAATATTAATTTCAACAACTACTTAGACCCCGAAGACAAAAAGTATAATCAAAAAGTTAAAAGAATTGAACACTTGATTAAGAAGTACAAAACGATTTGGGAAATATCACAAAGAGAATTAATTGATATGGCGGCAGATAGAGGACCTTTTATTGACCAATCACAATCAATGAATATCTATATGGGTAATCCTACTTTATCGAAGATTACTTCATCACATTTCCACGCATGGCAAAAAGGTTTAAAAACACTTTGTTATTATGTGAGAACAAAGGCAATATCAACAGGAGCAAAACATTTGGCTATGGATATATCCAAGATGGATAAACCAAAAGTAACACCAACCTTACCTCATATTGAACCTGTTACAAACAAACCAACGGATTCACCTTTTGATTGTTTTGGATGTTCATCTTAAAAATAAGAATCACGACTTAAGGTCGTGATTTTTTGTTTTATGGTATTTATAGAAAAAATATAGGGTATATATTTATTGTTATGGCAAATGGTTTTACATATGGTATAAATTTCCCATTCAAGGATTCTTATGAAGGAAATTACTTAAGTTTATCTCAAACAACTGAACAAGAAATCAGAAGTAATTTAATTCATTTATTGTTAACTAGAAAAGGTACAAGATATTATTTACCTGACTTTGGAACAAGATTATATGAGTATCTATTCGAACCTTTGGATGGTCCTACTTTTTCTGATTTAGAATCAGAAATTAGAGATTCTGTTGCGGAATTCATACCTGGTATAACAATAACAAATGTGACTATAACACCTGCCTCGGAGGGTGAAGAAGATAAAGGATACTACATAAATGAAGATAACCAAAGAGAGTTTAGAGTACCAGGTATTGGACAAATGGAACACACAGCAAAAATAAAAATTGACTACATATCAACTGATACTGCTTTTGAAAGTAGTGACTTTGTAATTATTAATATATAATTCTATGGCTAACAAAAAAATATCATATACAACCAGAGATTTCCAATCCATAAGAACGGAACTTATTAATTTTACAAGAACATATTACCCAGACCTAATTGATAATTTCAATGATGCCTCAATATTTTCGGCTCTATTGGATTTAAATGCTGCGGTTTCAGATAACTTACAATACAATATAGATAGAAGTGTACAAGAAACCGTACTACAATATGCACAACAAAGGTCTTCCATTTTTAATATAGCAAGAACTTATGGACTGAAAGTACCTGGTCAAAGACCTTCTGTGGCATTGGTTGATTTCTCAATAACAGTGCCTGTTTATGGTGATACTGAGGACTTAAGATATTGTGGTATTTTAAGGAGAGGGTCTCAGGTTAATGGGGCTGGTCAAGTTTTTGAAACTGTGAGTGATATTGATTTTGCTTCGCCAATAAGTTCGGATGGTGTTCCAAATAGATTAAAAATACCAAATTTTGATTCTAATAATAGATTATTAAACTACACCATAGTAAAACGAGAAACTGTAGTAAATGGTACTACAAAGGTATTCAAGAGAGTTATTACCGCAAATGACATAAAACCTTTTTTTGAGTTGTTTTTACCCGAAAGAAACGTTTTAGGTGTAACGAGTGTTTTACTTAAAGATGGTACTCAATATGCAAATGTCCCTACAGCTGAAGAATTTTTAGGTTTAGAAAATAGATGGTATGAAGTTAAAGCATTGGTTGAAGATAGGGTATTCATCGAAGACCCAACCAAAGTATCTGACAATCCTGGTATTAAGGTAGGAAAATATGTTCAAACAAATACAAAATTTATATCAGAATTTACACCTGAGGGTTTCTGTAAATTAACTTTTGGTGGTGGTAGTCAATCAGCAGACGAACAATTAAGAGAATTTGCTAGAAATGGTTTTGAATTAAACTTATACAAATATTCAAACAACTTTGCTTTAGGTAGTACATTGAAAGCTAATAGTACACTATTCATTCAATATAGAATAGGTGGAGGTACTGGAAGTAATTTAGGTGTAAACGTAATTACTCAGATAGGTACAATAAACTTTAATGTCAACGGACCTTCAACTTCGGTAAATACAAGTGTAATTAATTCTTTGTCTTGTACAAATGTCACTGCAGCAATTGGAGGAGCACCAGCACCAACTACCGAAGAAGTAAGAAATTTAGTGACATTCAACTTTTCAGCACAAAACAGAGCTGTTACAATTAATGATTATGAATCATTAATAAGAACAATGCCTTCACAATTTGGAGCACCAGCCAAGGTTACAATCACAGAGGAGAACAATAAAATTAAAATTAAAATGTTGTCTTATGATGAAACTGGTAGATTGACTGAGGTGGTTTCAAACACACTCAAAAATAACGTAGCTAATTACTTATCGAATTATAGAATGATTAATGACTACATTTCTATCGAAACTGCGAATGTAATCGACTTAGCATTTACGATAGATGTTGTTTTAGATAATAGTCAGAATCAAGGTGCCGTAATAACTCAAATCGTTGATAATGTAACTAATTTTATGTCACCTTCAGTTAGAAACTTAGGTGAAAATGTTAATATATCAGAATTAAGAAGAATATTACAATCACAGAATGGTGTAATAACTCTATCAAACATATCGGTG